ATGGCTAACCTTGTTATAGCAGATGCTGGAAGAGAACTTCATTCAGTTCTTGTATTTCCTACAGCATTTTCTAAGGCATACATGACTATTGAAGAAGGAAATGTTTATAAAGTTTCTTTGGGTAAAACTAAAGATGGAACCGTTATATTGGAGGATGTAGTAAATGTTTGATCAGATGGCAATTGATTTGCACAAGGTAGCAGTAGAAAAAGGCTTTTGGCCAGATAAGATTGATGATATCTTTGTAACCAAACAACTAATGATGATTGTATCCGAAGTTGTGGAGGTCATGGAAGCAGTTCGCAAAGATAAAGGTGGAGAAGAAGTTGCCAAAGAATTTGCAGATATTATCATTCGTACACTAGATCTCTATGCAGGAATGGTTGAAGCAGGGTATACTAGAGAGTCACTTGATTATATTCTTAAGAAGAAATCAGATTTTAACAAGACACGTCCAGAGAAGCATGGGGTAAGATTTTAATGTCAGTAACAATGGAAGAAGTATTAGCACAATTGGATCCACGTATTCGTAAGCGTCTTGGTGATGCAACAGGTCAGAAGGTTGACTATGCAGCAACACCTAGCTTTGGCCTTAATAGGGCTTTAAAGGGTGGTTTACCTTATGGCAGACAAGTACTCATTTGGGGCTCAAAATCGTCTGCAAAGTCCTCTCTATGCCTTCAGATGATTGGTCAGGCGCAGAAGGAAGGAAAGATCTGTGCATGGATTGATGCAGAAATGTCATACGATTCTGCTTGGGCTGAAAAGCTTGGGGTAGACTCAACAAAGCTTATCTATTCACAAGCACGTACAATCAACGAAATGGTTGATGTTGGAACGGGACTTATGAATGCAGGAGTTGATATAATTGTTGTAGATAGTATTACGTCATTACTACCTGCTATTTATTTTGAGAAGGATACAGATGAGCTTAAGCAGTTGGAAAATACCAAGCAAATTGGAGCAGAGTCAAGAGACTTTAGCAATGCGTGGAAAATGCTTAACTATGCAAACAATAAGGTTAAGCCAACTTTGCTTGTTCTTATTTCTCAGTCTCGTAACAATATCAGTGCTATGTATACTAGTCAGCAGCCTTCTGGTGGTCAGGCTACTAAGTTTTATTCCTCAACTGTTATTAAGTTATTTTCCTCTGAGTCCGATAACCAAGCGATTAAGGGAAAGATTCAGGTAGGAGACAAACTTATTGAGGAAAAGATAGGTCGTAAGGTTAAGTGGGAACTTCAGTTCTCAAAGACCTCAGCTGGCTTCCAGTCTGGAGAATATGATTTCTATTTTAGAGGTGATGAAGTTGGAATTGATACCATTGGTGACCTTGTTGATACAGCAGAACTTGCTGGTCTAGTTGAACGTACAGGTGCCTGGTATAAGCTTGAAGACGGTACTAAGGTACAAGGTCGTGAAGGTTTTATCAATCGTGTCAAGGAAGATCTTGATCTTCAAGAGTCTTTAAGAAATAAGTTGATGAATGCATAACGATAAGTTTAAAACATTTAGCGGTCAGTTTATCTGCCAAAAGTGTAAAGAAGAAGTTAACTCTGTTCGCTTGTGGTCTGAGACTGCAAACCTTACATGGATGTGCAGCAAAAAGCACATCTCAAAGGTTCCATTAATCTTAACAAAGAAGGACTATGAGCGAAAGAAGTGAGTCAAAGAGGATAAGTGCTAAACAGCATAAAAACTCTGGCAGAGGAACACACAAGGGTGATGCCACTTGGAGAAACTTTACAGTTGACTTTAAGGAGTATCCAAAGGGCATTACTATCAATAAAGACATTTGGGCTAAGGCAGTTACAGATGCCCTGAGAAATCACAATGATCCAGCCATTTTTATCATACTTGGCGAGGGTAACGCAAAGGTAAGACTTGCAGTAATAGAAGTAGAGTTACTAGAACAATTAACAGAGGGAGAATAAGATGGCTGAGCAGTTTGAACCAGGGAAGACAACCCTGGAGATGGTCAATGGTTTGACAGAGATTGCAGACTATATGCAGGATGAGGAGCTAACTACGGCATTAACATTTATTGCCAAGGTAATCATTAAGCCAGATATCCCGACACAGGTAGCAAGTATTGAGATAGTAAGACTACAGGCCATTGCTGCAAAGATGGCTTTCAAGGCTACATGGATGGCAAATGTAGACAAAAATGATCGTGCAAAGAAGAATATTTATTACACAGCAGCGGAATCTATCAACAATCTGGTATCAGCACTCAAGTACATGATGCGCTAATCTGCTATACTTATATAAACAAGGGGAATAAAAACAATGACAAAAAGCTTATTAAAGCAGGTTATGCTAAAAGAGGCAGAGAAGAAGCAGGCGATTACAAAGCAGAATGAAATACTTAATGCTGAAGAAATGATTGCTAAGATTAACTCTGGCTATGTGGTTGACCGTGGTCCAAAGCAGACCAAAAAGAAAACATTTGCCCCATCAACTATTGCCTACCAGCATGGTCAGTGTCCACGATATTGGTTCCTAGCATTTAACGGTAACATCTTTGATGACTATACAGATGCATATGGTGTTGCCAATATGAGTTCAGGAACTATGAGCCATGAAAGAATTCAGGGCGCAATGCTTAAGTCAGGGGTAGCAGTTGAGTATATCAACGACAAAAATGAACGAACAACAGAGTTTAAGGTAGTATGCAACGATCCTCCAATCTTTGGATATGGAGACGTTATGTTTAACTGGGAAGGCGAAGAAATCGTTGGCGAAATCAAGACAATGATGAGCGAAGCCTTTGAGTATCGCAAGAAAACAAATAAGCCAAAGGGTGCACACCTAATTCAGTTGCTTATCTACATGAAGATTCTTGGTAAGGCCAAGGGTGCGTTAGTTTATGAAAACAAGAATAACCATGAGATTATGATTATTCCAGTTGAGGTAAACGATAATTATCGTCAATGGATTGATTATGCTTTTGATTGGATGCGTGAAGTTCGCAAGGCTTGGGAAAATCAAACACTTCCAACAAAGAACTATCGTGGAAACTCAAAGATATGTAAGACCTGTCCAGTAAAGGCAGCATGTGCTGAAGCTGGAGATGGAACAATAAAGATTGCTTCTCTGGAGGAATTGAGTGAAACTTTGTAGTAGATGTGATAACTATTTCACACCAAAAGTCTCTTATCAGATTTACTGTAGTGAATCTTGTAGAGACGAGGCTACAAAAGAAAAGATAGCAGAACGCTATCAGTTAACTCGTAGACAAAAGAGAATAGGTAAGATCAGGAAATGCTTAGGTGGTTGTGGCGTTGATCTATCAATCTATAATGATTCTGGTTTCTGTGCTAATTGTAATGTAAGCAAGAAAGCGGTTGATAAAATGATGAAAGAGTTGAAAGGGTTTGTACAGTATGAACAAGACTAAGTGGGGAGGCCCAGTAGTTCCAGAAAGAATTTGTGCTATTGATGCTAGTACCAATAGTCTTGCTTATGCTACTTTTCATGGTGGACAGCTAAAAGAGTGTGGAAAGATTAACTTTGAAGGCAAAGATATCTATGAAAAAGTTATTGATGCTGGTAAAAAGTCAAGAGGTCTTTTTGGGCACATCGTAAATGTTGACGCTATTGTTATTGAGCATACAGTGTTTATGAATAGTCCAAAGACTGCTGCAGACTTAGCATTGGTACAAGGGGCTCTACTTGGGGCAGCAGGTCAATCAGGTATTCGTACTATTGGCAAGGTATCTCCAATCACATGGCAAAACTATATTGGCAATAAGAAGATATCTAAAGAAGAGCAACTAGCCATAAGATCAAAGAACCCTGGAAAATCTGCCTCATGGTATAAGTCTTATGAGAGAAATCTTAGAAAAGAAAGAACAATAAAGTTTATTAATACAATCTATGATAAAAAGCTAACGGACAATGATGTTGCAGATGCTTGTGGCATTGGGCATTGGTCTGTTAGTAACTGGTACAAAGCGATTGGAATTGACAAATAATACTATGGCTGCTAAACTATATACAAGTGAGATTTGGTTACGTAAGCGTTACCTTATGGACAAGAAGTCTCCAGAGGAGATTGCTAAGGAGTGCGGGGCAAGCGTAGAGACTATCTATGTTTACCTTGCTAAATTTGGATTAAGAAAGAGTAAGAGATGAATAAGATTCATAAGCTCGCAACCGCTTTGACAGTAATTGGTGCTGTAGGATTAACCTATGCAGTATTAATAGTTAAAGGAATGCCAGAAGTTTTTGATTGGATTGATGATGAAGAGGATTGCTAAGCATATGATTAAGATGACTAAGGCTTTTGTGGTCAGAGCATTTTGCAAGCACAATGATAGCCAAAAAGGTTCTTGCCCATTTACTGGTAGAACATATACAGTTTGTGTAAAATGTAAGAAGAGACTAGCAGTGGAGATAACAAAATATGAGTAATAATCTAAATATTACAGTTGACCAAGTAAATCATCCTCAACACTATACAAGTGACCCATCTGGCGTAGAATGTATTCAGATAACTCGCCATCGTAATTTTAATATTGGTAATGCTTTTAAGTACCTCTGGAGAGCAGGACTTAAAGATGAGTCAAAAACTATTCAGGATCTTGAAAAGGCTATCTTTTATATCAAGGATGAAATTAACAGACTAGAGGGAAAGTATGTCAACTGAAGAAGACTTAATTAAACATTTAGATGAGGTTAATACAGTTGTATCCGAATATCTCAAGGGTAATGACCCAACAGTAATCTCAAAAGAATTGGCAATGCCAAGAACAAGAGTAGTATCGTTAATCAATGAGTGGAAAGCTATGGCATCAGATAATGCTGCTATCCGTGCTCGTGCTAAGGAAGCCTTAGTAGGTGCTGACACACACTATAGCAAGTTGATTACTAAGTCATATGAAGTTATTGATGAAGCTTCTATGACTAATAATCTTAGTGCAAAGACTGCTGCTATTAAGCTTGTTATGGATATTGAGTCAAAGCGTATTGATATGTTGCAGAAGGCTGGGTTGCTTGAAAATAAAGAGCTTGCAGAAGAAATGATTGAGATTGAAAAAAGACAGGAAGTTCTTGTTGGCATCCTTCGTGATATTGCATCAACACATCCAGAGATTCGTGACCTTATCATGCATAGACTTTCATCTGTTGCTAAGAACGGAGAAGTGATCACAGTTGTCCACAATGTTCAATGATTTCTTTGAAGCTTTAAAGAATAATAACTTTGAAGAAATGCCTGTAGATGCTAAGACTTTTGTTGAGGGTGAAAGTTACCTAAATCAGCCACCGTTGTCTGAGATACAGTATGACATTGTTGAAGCCATGAGCCAGATTTATCGGGAAGAAGACCTTGTAGATATTTTGGGGGCAGAAGAAGGACATAAATACTTTAAGAAGTATACTAAGAATGAAGTGATCCTACAACTTGGCAAGGGATCTGGAAAAGACTTTACATCTACCGTAGCATGTGCATATATTGTATATAAAC